GAATGTCATGTTCAGAAGGCGGATCTGGCCGACTCACCCATGTTGGAGGCCTCCTTCCTGCAGACCGCCATCCAAATCCTGCGAAACTATCCAAACACACGAGAGCGCCGCGAAGAACTCAATGCCCGTCTGCTGCGGGTCCAGCCCAGCATTAGGGAGGAAATGGGTGATTTCTCAACCGAAATTGATCTGACAGAAATCGTTGAACACTCGGTTGCCGTGGTTCGCGGGCGTTCCTGGCCGACCGCATTCTTGTCCTTGGTTCTTTGTGATCAGCCACCCACTCCCGAGGAGATTCGCCAAACGGCAGTCAACCACGCTCAAGAGTCTCCGCTTCAAGGAATCATGCCTATGCAAGTGCGCGATTTTCAGGGACGGCTAGTGTTTCGTGCACCAGGCATGGGTGGAGACGGAGCTTCACAGGAAGCACACCTGCGATACCTCATGGCGTTCCATCGAGACCTCTCGCGCAAAGTGACGGTTGCCGGGGCGATCAATCCAATCCGACGCACGATTGCGTCTGAACATCCGGTGTGTAGCGACACGATTCTGGAATTCTTACGGGACAGCCCCTTTATCACGCCAGGCCACCATTTCATCTTTGCCCAGGCTATCTGCCACTTTCTCGGCGGCGAAGATATTGAAGCAGTTTCAATGTTGATACCGCAACTCGAGAACTCGCTGAGACATATACTCGCCCTAAATGGCCACGACACAACGACAGCTAACGCAGATGGGATCCAAACCGAGGCATCTCTGTCAATACTTTTGAACCCAAATCAGCCTTGGCGCGAGTTGCTGGAGCAGATCATACCCACGCGGTATATCCACGAGATTGATCTTCTCTTCAATTTTGCAGGTGGACCCACTGTTCGAAACCAAGTTGCGCACGGCAAAGTGCCTGCGGGCGGGCACTGGGACCACAACTTCGTTTACGCCGCATGGTTAATCATACACTTGGCAATTCTTCCGATCGCGCGTCGCTGGGGAAACGTTGAGGAGATTTTTGCTCGCACCACAGGCCTATCACGGCCAGCGAACCATGAGGGGCAAATCGACCAGTAGTTTAAAGGCGCCCGGACAAACAGCATAGTATTCGGCTAGCAGAGGATATGCCTGCACCAGATCGGCATCGTCGATGTCCCGAAACCGGATCACCTCAAACCTCCCGCGCGAACCAACGAATGCGGCCGACGATGTGGATTTCGTCGGCCGTTCGTTCATAGGGGCTGTAGACGGGATTGTCCGAGATCACCCGTACCGCGGGCGGGTCGCTGTTGGGGATGTGCTCGAGCCGCTTGGCCACCAGCCCCATGCCGTCGTCGAGCACGAAGATGCCGGGCGGGTTGGGTGTGCGGCGGGCCATGTCGACCAGAACCGTATCGCCGTCGAGCAATGTCGGCGCCATGCTGTCGCCCTCCACATGCATGATACGCAGCTGCGAGGGGCTGGCCTTCAGCTTCTCTTTTATCCATGAGCGGCGGAAGTGATAGGCGCGCCCGGCGCTCTCCGCAAGATCCTGGACCACGGCGCCGCCACCCATCGAGGGGCGCGGGCTCGCATGCGGAATTGCGACGAAGGCCTCGTCCGGGTTCTCGATGAAGGGAGGCGTCCCCTCGACCTCGCCGATCCCATGTATCAGCCAGTCCCGCTCCACTTTCAGCACCGCGGCGATGGCGCCGAGCCGGTCGATGTTCGGCCGCAGGGAACGCCCCCGCAGGATGTCGTAGACGAAGGACCGGTTGACGCCCGCCATCTCCGCGACATGGGCCGGGCTCAACCCCAGCTGGTGCGATCTGGCCCTCAGTCGGTCGGCCAGCGTATGGTGTTCGGTCATGTTTTCCCCAGCGGGTTGTGGACGAGATAGGATAAAACAGGATTGATCGTCGCGGGTCAAGAGAATAAGAACAAATATAAAACAATTGCAGGTGGGAATCGGGGGACCGAATGTATATCGACAAGGTTTATTTCACGCTTCCCGAGATCCTGAAACGCTGGTCGATGTCCGAGGAAGATCTCATTTATCTTGCCGAAAATGACAAGCTGCGCCTGTCGGTGCGGGTTTATTGCGTGCCGCTCGAGATCGGAGAGTTCGAGGAGACACCGGACGGAATAATGTATCGAGAACCAACGCAGCAACGTTGCCACGACGGGCTGCTTGATCTTCATGCTTGCGACGTCTTTCAACTCTTTCGCTGTGGCGAGATCGAAGTCAGAAACTTCCCTATGGGACCTTCGCAATATGCCATCCTGCAGGATGGAACGGCACCGATTCCGATCATGATCGGCGATCTTGTGATGCGGCGGGGCGAAAGAAATCGCTTCGAAAAACTGGTCGGATTCTCGAAAGGCTCCGGGATTGGCGAGGAGGGCACCTTCCGGGCCTCATCCGATTATCGCGAAGTCCGCTGCAACGGTCATGACTTCAAGCTGGGCCCGATCCAGGCCGAGGTCGTGCGCATCCTGCATGAGGCCCTGCGGGCTGGCCAGCCCTGGCAGAACGGCAAGGCCGTCCTGACGGCGGCCGGCTCGAAAAGCCTGCGCATGGCAGACGTGTTCAAGTCGAAGAAGAACTGGCGTCTGCTGATCCTTTCCGACGGAAAGGGCAGCTACCGTCTGAACGCGGACTGATTCGCCATCGGCGGTCGGTGTCCGCCTGCGACGCGCCCTGATGGGGGATCGGCTGGGGGATGAAAGGGGGATGCATGATCCCCCACCTTGCCAGAAACCCCGGCTGGATATGGATCAAGTCATCCCCCTCCGTATCCCCCGCTGGTCCTGACGACATCCCACATCTGATTGTCGCATGTTCTCCTCGAATCGAACACGAGGAGACGGACATGCGGCGAAAGCATTGCCTCAACCAGAAGGAGTTGGCCCGGCGCTGGGGGATTTCCCACCGGACGCTGGAGCGCTGGCGCTATGCGGGCGAGGGCCCGGCGTTTCTGAAGCTCGGCGGCCGGGTGCTCTACCGGCTTTCGGACATCGAGGCGTTCGAGCAGAGCCAGCTTCAACGCGCGCGCCTTGTCAGCGACGCGGTGGCGCGGATCGGGCAGCGACCACGCCGGCTGACGGCGGATCCTGCGTGCGCGTCCAGCTATGAGCGCGCCACCCTGCGAGCACCGCGGACATGCTGATGGCTGCCCCGATCGGGAACATTCGCATGGTGCGCCCTCTCACCGACCTCACCTTCTGCGCCTGGGTCGGCCAGGCCGCACCCGGCGACTGGCTGGAATACCACCGGGGCTTTCTCGGGATCGACGTGATGCCGGGCATGTCCACCTTGCCCGATGAGGACCGCCAGCGCCTCGCCGCCCTGGCCCGGGCCGCCTTCCGCGCCTGCGAGGCAGGGCTCGTGCACCTCGTGCAGCAGCGCCTCGGCCCGGACCGCTTTGCCTATCTCGCCATCGCCCGGCCCAAACCCCACGCGACACCGGTGCCGCTCGAACGGCTGCTTATTGAACCCGAGGCCGCCTGATGGCCCGCCCATTTCCATCCATCGGAGACCCTTCCATGCCACATCCCGACAACGCCCCTCAGTTCAATGATCTCGACCGGCTTTCACTCGGCGACATCGCCGCGCTGCCATCGGAAATGCTTCTCGACCTGCAGGAGGCGGCGCGCGCCGAGACCGCCCGGGTGAAACGCCTGCGTGAGAGGTTTGATGCCGCAATCGCACAGCGCTACGGCGCGGCGGCGGATGCCGAACGTGTGGCCCGGGACAAGACCACCGGCACGGTCCGCATCAAGGATGGGGACATCACGATCATCGCCGATCTGCCGAAGAAGGTCTCCTGGGATCAGAAACGACTGGCCGAGATGGCAGCGCGCATCCGTGCGGCCGGCGATGACCCTGCTGAATATCTCGACATCACCTACCGCGTTCCCGAGCGCCGCTATGCCGCCTGGCCGGCGGCCCTGCGCGAGGGCTTCGCGGATGCCCGGACCGAGACCACCGGCAAACCTGCATTCCGGCTCGAATCCCGAGCCCGGTAACGCGCGGCGGCGGGGCGCCCGTGCGGCAACGCCGGGCAGGTTCCCCTTCGGCACCCGGTCATCCCCGCCGCCGCGCACCCTGCAATACCTTTGGAGAATGACATGAGCATCCGCATCATCACCGCCGACGAACGGCTCTCGGTTGCCGAGAACAAGACGTCGCTGGCGATCTTCGGCCCGCCCGGCGTCGGCAAGACCACGCTGCTGACAACGCTGCCCGCCGAGGAGACCGTCTGTCTCGACCTCGAGGCCGGCCTCAAATCCGTGCAGGACTGGCGCGGGGACTCGATCCCGGTGCGCAGTTTCACGGATTTCCGGGACCTCGCGGTGCTGATCGGCGGGCCGGACCCGGCGCAACATCCGCAATCCTGGTATGGCACCGAGCGTCACGCCTGGCTGCAGGCCGAGCACCGTGACAGCGGGCTCGAGGCCTTTCTTGCCGCCAAGCGCATCATTTTCGTGGACTCGATCACCGACCTCACACGCCAGGCGATGACTTGGGCCCGCCAGCAGCCGGAGGCGTTTTCCGAGCGTACAGGCAAGGCAGACGTGCGCGGGGCTTACGGGCTTCTCGGGCGCGAGGTGATCCAGGCGCTCAAGCATCTGCAGCACGCACGCGGCAAGACGGTGATCTTCGTGGGCGTGCTGGAAAAGGTCACCGACGAGTTCGGTGCGGTCACCTGGCAGCCGCAGATGGAGGGCTCGAAAGCCGGTCGGGAACTGCCCGGCATCGTCGATCAGGTGGTGTCGATGCAGTTCTTCGCCCCTGACGGTGAAGGCGGCTGGGTGTTTGACGAGGCCGCCACCGAACGCCGGCTGGTCTGCAAGTCCGGCAACCCCTGGGGCCTGCCCGCCAAGGACCGCTCCGGCCGGCTGTACATGACCGAGCCACCCGATCTCGGCGCGCTGATCGCGAAGATCGACGGTCGCGCGCCCGCACAATCCTCTTTCTCCTCCTGAACAGACGCAAAGGAACCACGACATGAGCTATGATCTCAATGACGCCCAGCCGCAGATGGCCCCCATCGGCGAGCTGATCCCCGACGGCACGTTTGCCAAAATCCGCCTGACCATCCGTCCGGGGGGCGTGGATGGCGGCACGCAGATGGATGCGGGGCTGCTGAAGGCTTCGCAATCGAGTGACGCGAAAATGCTCGATTGCGAGTTCACCATTCTCGAGGGCCCGCATGCGCGGCGCAAGTTCTGGCAGAGCTTCACCGTGGCGGGCGGCAAGCTCGACGAAAAGGGCCAGTCGATCGGCTGGAAGATCTCGAAATCGACCTTTCGCGCGATCGTCGACAGCGCTCTGGGTCTTGATCCCGGCGACGAAACCCCGGCCACCAAGGCCAAGCGCGTGTTGCCCGGGCTCAGGCAGCTTGATGGCATCGTGTTTGCCGCGCGCATCATGGTCGAGCCCGCGTCCAATCCGAAATACCGCGACCAGAACCGGATCGCCAATGTCGTCCTGCCGGACGAGCCGCATTACGCGGCGATCATGGGCGGTGAAACCGTTCCCCCCGAGCCGGTCAATGCCCCGCCGCGCAAGGCCACGACCGCGCAGGCTGCGAGTTGGCAGGCGCCGGCGCCGGCATGGGGCGCGCAACAGCCGGCTGCGCCGCAGGCGCAAGGGGCGCAACCGGCGCCCGCGGGGAACCCGAGTCAGGGTGCTTCCGGCTCGTCGGCCCCATCCGCCAAGCCCGCGTGGCTCAATGGCTGACGGGAACGGCTGAATGCCGGAGATGAACCGATGGCACGTCGCCCGCGAAAGAAGGCAGGCCCCGCGGCGCAGGCCGCGTGTCCGCAAACCGCGCGCTCAAAGCGCCGGGCGTCAGGCAGGATCGGAAAAGCTCCGTCTACACGAGGCGGAGCCCCCGCTCTGCGCCGTCTGCATGCGCGAGGCGCGCGGCTTCGGCTATTGCCACGGCCTGAGGCATGACCGCCACCCCCATTACCGCTTCTGTTCGCGCCGGTGCCAGGACATCGGCGCGGAAATCGCCAAAAGGAACAACGGAATGATCGACAAGACCGCGCGCGAGCGCCAGGCGATCCGTGATGCACGGGCGTCTTTCGCGGAGGCGCTCACATCGCTCGGGCTCATGGAGCCCTTCTTTCACCGCACGCCCGAGGACATCGACCGGCTGATCGAGGCTGCGGTGACCGGCTATATCGACAGCATGGGCAAGCAGGCCGCGCACAAGGAGCGGACCGGCACAGTGCTTGACGACCCTCTGCCATTTTGAGGGCACGCCCATGATCGACCTCAATCACAAGTCAGGCTGCATCTATGGCGCCGATGCGACGCGCCCGCCGATCGCCGAGGCTGTCTCGGCCGCCATCGAAACCGCACTCGTCCGGCGTCATGGGACGGAACGCCCCCGGACCTATGTCAGTTCCTCGGGGCTTGGCCGCGACTGTCTGCGCCAGATCCAGTTCGACTATCTTGCGGTGCCCAGGGACGAGGGCCAGGGGTTCACGCCACGCACGCTGCGCATCTTCGAGGCCGGTCACCGCGCCGAGGACATGGTGGCGGGCTGGCTGAGGCTGGCCGGGTTCGACCTGCGCACCGAACGCGCCGACGGGCGGCAATACGGCTTCGAGGCGCTCGGCGGACGGTTCAAGGGCCATATCGATGGCTGCCTCGTCTCGGGCCCCGTCGCCATGGACTATCCCGCGTTGTGGGAGAACAAGGCGCTTGGTGCGTCCAGCTGGAAGGACGTGGTCAAGCGCGGCGTCAGCGTCGCGCGGCCGGTCTATGCCGCGCAGATCGCCCTTTATCAGGCTTATCTCGACCTGCCGAACCCGGCGCTCTTCACCGCGCTCAACCGTGACACGATGGAACTGCATTCCGAGCTCGTCCCCTTTGACTCGGCACTTGCCCAGGAGATGTCCGACCGCGCCGTCGCCGTGGTCCGCGCTTCCGAGGCCGGGGAATGGCTGCCGCGTGGTGCTGCTGAGCCCACGGCCGTTCTCTGCCGGGGCGGCATGGCTGCTGGCAAGTGGCATGCGCCCTGTGCGTGGGCTGAGCGGTGCTGGAGTGCGCGACCATGACCCCCGACGCCTATGAACTCAAGCGCATCCTGCGCGCCCATCGCGAACGGTTCTGGCACTCCGACCTGCTTGGAGCGGTCGAGTTCGCGCCGATCTACTTCTTCGCGGATCAGGCTGCCTTCGATGGCGAGGATGTTGACCGCGCGATGCCCCGTGTGCTGACCGGCCCGATCCGTCTGCCGCACCCGGCCGTGATCTTCGAGGTGCGCGAGCAATGCCCGTCGCCATCCGGCCTGATCGTCTGCGCGCGGCAGAACGAGGAGGTCGTCGACGCGGTGTTCCTCATGCGAAAGCGTGCGCCGAACGGCTGGACGGACGCTCTGGTGCGGATCTGGATGTATCCCGACGGCAAGGCGGAGATCGAGGGCAACCCGGCCGAGCGAAACGAGGGGACCGTCCGCGGTCACGGCGAGGTTGCCGCCGGCATCGTCTGGCGCGCCCTGACCATCCTCGGCGCCTCGCCGGAAATCCGCGACCGCAAGCTGTCGCGGCCCAGGCGCGCCCGCCTGTCCCGGGACGGCGTGCGCGGGTGGGTCTGGCATCAAGTCTCGATCAACCCCGATCGCCTGCGCACGGCAAGCATGCCACTGGGCGGCACGCATGCCTCTCCCCGCTGGCACATCCGGCGTGGTCATTGGCGCCAGTTGCCGGGTGGCCGCCGCGTGTTCGTGCGCCAGTGCGAGGTCGGGGATCCAACCCGGGGCGGCGTCGTGAAGGATTACAGAGTGGAGGCCAGCAAACAATGACAGAGTTCACCCCATCGCCCGCACAGGCGGCAGCGATCCGCGCAATCAGGGAGTGGTTCGAAACCCGCACCCATGAGCAGCAGGTTTTTCGCCTCTTTGGGCATGCCGGATCCGGAAAGAGTACGGTGCTGAAGTTCGCGCTCGACGAGTTGGGCCTTTCGCCCCACCGCAGCGCAAAGGATGGGCCCTGCGTGCCCGGCGTGGTCACCGCCACCTTCACCGGCAAGGCCGCGCTGGTGCTGAGCCGCAAGGGGACGCTCGCGCGCACCATTCACAGCCTGATCTATTCCGCGATCGAGGCCACCGAGGAAGAGATCGAGGCCGCGACGCAGAAAATCCGCGAAGCAGAAGATGCAGCGCGCCGCCTGACCGGGTTCGAGCGCACCACGGCCGAGGCCGGAATCGAGGCCATGCGCCAGGCGCTCTCGGCCATGAAACAC